CGATTTGCCTTTATCGATTTGCCTTTTAAGTTGCGAAACATCAATTTGCGGTTTATTGCTCATTATAAGTTCTCGTAATGTTCTTTTAATTTATTAATATACCAAATTGCTTTATCCAAGTCTTGGATATTGGAATCTTTATATTTATGCCTATGTAGGTACTTAATTGCATTACCCTCAAGATACGAAGGGAAATTTGCACCTAACTGTTGCTTGATATAGTCGATACATTCCAATTTGCCTTTATTGTAATGTGGTGGTTTGTTTACTAAATCACTCATTTGCTTCTCCTTTTGGTAAATAAACTTCAATATAGGCTTCACATTTAGGACATGATAGATTCGTAACAACATCATATTCTTCATTCTCATCAGCTATATCATGATCTCCACCCCAAATAACCTTAGTTCCACAATGCCAACAATTCATTTGCCTCTCCTTACTAATTCATTCTTACATTTTTGTATGACCTTTTTCTTTGCACTTGGTGATTCAATATAATCATATAGCTCCTTAAGTGTCATACACTTCAAATAATAATGTTCAATACTTAATTTGCCTGTAGCCCTATCTCTTATCTTGGCACTAGGCTTTAGTTTTATTGGCATCTTTTTTCTCCTTTTTCTTTTTTCCAAATACTTTTTCCCAATTTGCATCTAACTTCTTAGAATCTTCAGGTCTACGTTTACTCCCCTTGCCTCCGTGCCAACTAGACATAATCTACCCTTTGTATATTTACAGATTTATCTAATTTGCTTAAAAGTTCTTTTGCTTTCATAAAATCATTAGGGATGCAACGTAATAGTTCTTCAATGCTAAATATCATAATATCTTCTTCGTCTTTGTGTATTAGTTCTAATGTTGGCTTCTCATCATCAGTATCACATACCAAAGCAGTCTTTTTATCAAACGTAAAACATTTTGCATTTGGTTGAATCATAATGTAACCACTTTCTTCACATTTGATATTTAATTTCTCATAAGCTCTCATCATCATTTCCACCATTGCAATTTGCTTTTTAGGTGGATCTTCTCGTAAAGATTTCTTTAGCAACTGTTCTGCTTTTATAAACTTAATCTCAAAGTCAACACCTACCATTTTATAGATTCGCTTAAAGTTACCCCACTTAACTTTAGTCTCAGCTTCATAAACTCTAAGTTGTTTTAGTTTATCTTTTAAAGATTCATCTAAATATGTATTCATTAATATATCTCCTTGTGCGTATACATTTAAGTGTGCATGTGTGTAGTCCTACGGACTACTACACACACACACACTCAAATAATGTATCTCCGCACACACACACACTCACACACACACTCGCACACTCTATCCATTATTTAACTCAAAATCATCATATAATCTAAACTCTACCAACCTGTAACCCTGCTTTCTTACAGTGTTCTTGTCTCTTATCGCATGTATAACTACACCAGCATCTTCTAATCTTTTTAGCGATCTATTGATAGCATCACGATTAATTTCGTTGCCAGTAGTGTTATAAACCGCATGATGTTTGAAATCATCGGCTGTAAACCACTCATCTTCAGGATTTGGCATATCCTTTGCTAAAAAATACATCAAAGAAGCAATCTTTTTATCTTCTGCTTCATTTACTGCATCTTGTATATCTTGATCAGAATCAACTTCATTATCAGTCTCAATTAACAATCCTGAAGTCACATCAAGACCTTCACCAACTAAAGTCTCTTCATGGAAGACAAAGTTCTTCTCTGCCATACCCATTCCGTCTTTGTTTTTGGTTTGTTTCATTTTGACATACATTTGCTTCTGACCATCAACAGTCTTGTCATCTCTCTTAACTAAGAACTCACCATCTATGGAAGCATCAAGAACAGAACTACCTCTAGCTCTACCCTTATTACCCCTACCAGTATGATGTACAAGTAATACTGTACAATCAAAATCATGAATCAGTTGATCTGCGGCTTTTACAAACTTATTAACCTCTTGTGCTGAGTTCTCATCGCCACTAAAGTTACGCTGAAACGTATCAAAGATAATTAAACCGATTTGCCCTACTTCTTGTTTAAGTAAGTTAATCTCATCTTCTAACTTCTCATACTCTTCTGCTTCATTAATTCTTGAGCCTCTGTTAGATAAAAACAATGGTACACCAGTTAAATCACCGCCATGCTCACTTTGATTATAGGCAGCAAGCCTCCTCTTTATGCCACTCACACCCTCCCCTGCAAGATAAACGACTGGAGAAGACTTCGTAACAGTATGCCCATAGAAGTCACCTCCTCTCGCTACAGCACAAGCCATAGCTATCGCGATAAACGATTTGCCTGATTTCGGCTCACCAAAAACAGTTATAAGTCTTTGTCGTTCAAATACATCTTTAATAAGCCAATCAGGATTCGTTACCTGCGATAAAACAATATCGGCTCTCTCAAAGCGTAATGCACCTTTAGGTAGTTTTTCTTTTTGCCCTTGAACAAAATTAATGAATTCATCTGATGACTTAAAATAACCTGATTCATATGCATCATAAAGATCATCTTTATCCTTAAAATCTTTAGGTGGCTGTATTATCTTGACCGATTTGCACCCTAGCTTTCTTAAATGCTCTGATAACTCATTTGCACAATGTTTACCTGCTTTATCATTATCAGGAAATATCCATACCTCTCTATCTAAAACAGGAGTCCAATTTGCTTTTTTCCAACTATTAACCCCACCATGCCAAGTACAAGAATCAAGTTTGTCTCCTATAATCTCTTGACAGCCAATGAGAGCCTTCTCACCTTCATTTATTACTATAGGCTTAGTAGGGTACTTCTTTGTATAATAAATTGGCATCTGCGGACTCTCAGGGCGTTTTAGATACCATCTACCATCAGAAGCAAGTGTAAATGGTGCATATTTCTGTTTTATAGCATGTCCTTCAGGGAATCTAAGAACCATAAAATCATTAGTATAGTTGAGCTTTATGATAGCTTGTCTATATAAAGCTACCATTTGCTCTCTACTGAATGATCTAGCATTACTAGTGGTTTCGCTTTTAGGGGGGTAAAAACCACTTAATAAGGAGTCATTAGATTGTAATGCTAGATCATAACCGAACTGTTTTAAAACTGTGCTGACATCTTGATTTAGATGTTTAATTAAATCTATAACTCCGCCCCCAACTCCTGCTTCATGATCGTAAAAAGTCCCCTCTGATAGATTGAGAGCCATTGACCCCTTGCGACCCCATCTCAATTGTTCAGATGAGGTGCTAGAGGGTTCTCCTAGTAGTTGCTTGGCAACTTCAGGTGCTATTTTAATCCAATCTACCTGTTGCATCAGAATGGTATATCGTCATCAGTTAATTCATTCTGACTTACCATCTCTGCTACTTTATCAGCAAGACCTTCATTAGGACTTTTAAATCCATCGTCAACTGAAGTATCACCATCATTGTCATAGAATGGTGGTATTTCAAAACCATCAAATCTAGGTGCAAACTTGCTGAATTTAAAATCAAGTTCAGATGACCTACCCATGCCAACTTGTATTTCTTTTGAACCAACAAATTCAACTACAGGTAATGAATCACTGTTTGTATCCATTTGATTCCAAAAGCCAGTTAATATGGTATTAAAAGCTCTTGATTCAGCAACAGTGAATCTACTCCAAATTAGTGCATGGTCATGCCCATAAGGCATAACTACACAACTAAATGCTCTTTTCCAGTCTTCAGCAGGTTTTGGTGATGCTTGACCAAATTTGCTGTCCCATTGATACTGATATTCACCAGCATAACGACCCCAGCCTGACTTAAATGTTGCAGGGTCTAACTGCAAATATTTAATATCAATTGGCGTTTTACCATTAACAAAGAACTGCTGGTCTGCTGTTTTAAAAGCAAGATAATAGTCTTTGCTATCTCCATTGGAATTGCTCATTCCACCTAATATATCCATATACTCTCCTATGGTTAATGTATTGTTTTCTCAATACTGTTTAAGTAATCAGTTTCAAGTTGGGTATAACACCTTTCCTTAAAACTTTCATAATCCTCGTCATTTATAATTCCGAGAAAGTCACAGGCACTTTGTATTTTTTCGAAGGCGAACCTACAATATTCTTCAAAGTCCTGCTCAAGCAGGTAGCTGTTTAAATCCATCTGCTCTTTGTATGATTTCATCTAACCTTTCACATATATCTGATAAAGGACACATATATGTGCAATCCCAATTAGCTTTATCAAAGTTATTCATTAAAAATAGTGGTACTACACACATAATATTTCTGCGATCAAACTTGTATATCAATATAGGTATCAAGTTATCACCAGCACTATCAACTGCTTGTTGCCACCATTCGTTCTTGTAAATGTTCTGCTTACCATTGTTCTTGTATCTTTTACATTCAATAGCAAAGTTTCGAAAGTAAATATCAGCCATGCCTTTAGTTTGATATTGATCTAAGTTTCTCTTAACCTTTTCTTCAGAACCTTGTGATTCAAGAACTGCGTTAAGTTTATTAACTATAACTCTCTCAAAAGCCGCACCTTTATTTCTTCCGTTTACCATTAATCTAACTCGTTAATTATGTATATAAATGCTAGTACACTTATAATTGCACCTAAAAAAACTAACCCAAATACACCTGCAATAAAATATAGTATCCACTCAAGCATCGTAATCAGTCCTGACTACTTTGCCACTCATGTATGTCACTTCCCTGTAATGCTTACCAGCACCTTTTTGGAAATAATATGTTTTGATTTGCTTGTCTAACTTTTCAGCTTCAAGCTCTTTTCTACGCTTCTCTACTGCTGCTTTATTTTGACCCATTGTTCTTATTCTCCTTATAAGAAACCATGCCAAGTTTCAGTATCAACTGAGTAGCAGTCTCAATATTCATATTGTTTTTGATTGCGAATATCTTGACCTCTTTGTGTAGATCATCCGATATCCAAAGTGCTTTTTTTATTTTTTCATCCATAATGACTCTCCGTTTTTAATATTAATATTATTTTGATAATAAAGCAAAAACTTTATTACCCTCTCTTCCAAAAACCCTTATACTAACTTCAAGGGCGTAAGATAAACTCTCCATAAAACTTAATACTCTCATATCTATTCGCCCTTTTTTAAAATCTGAGTTACGTTATTAATTACAAGCACTTTTTCATTTTTACCTTCTTTATTTAAACGATTTTGTTTTGTGTACTCATAACAATAAATGTACTTACCTCTTTTGTTTATATACAGCTTGTTCATTACAACACCAAGTCCACAACATTAGGACTATTGTAAATACTTAGAGGTTTACCCTTTTGATATTCTTTATAATCATTAAGATATCTCTCCATCATATTCCAGCCATAATCCATTTGCTCTTTAGTTATCCTAAATACTTTAGAAGCATAAGGTTGTACTTTCTCCTGTGCTATAAACACAAAGCCTGTTACATCATATCCAGCCATCTGTAATCCTCTTCTATAAAATGCTGCTTGTAAGTCGTAGCCATACTTTTTTACTGACTTATTAAAAGCATAGGGTTCGCAAGATATAGTAGTCTTGTAATCTACTATGACTATTTCATTATCTGAATTAGGTTTATCTAGTGGCGGACACATCAAATCAGGTCTACATTTACATAACACATCATCTTCATACCAGTAAATGCTGGCTTCAGCTAATTTGCCTTTTGCGTTTAAGTAAGCATTACCCTCATATATCATATTTGCCTTCATCTCAAAGATCATATTTGC